GTTCGGCGTCGCTGAGGATTCATTGAGTCCTCGGCAGAACGCCATTGTAGCTGCGCTGGGACTTTCCCGTACGTAGCTGCAGATCGTGTTGATCTGCGTAACGCCAAAGGGGCCGTAGACCACGGCCCTAGGAGTGATGCCTATGGCACTTACCGATCCGCAGGCCATTACGATTGGTGGGACGACCACGCCCCTTCCGAGAACTTTCTCGGAGGGAAACGAGGCCGCCTACACCAGCGCAGATGGCCTACTGAAGTTGTCGCTGAACCATAACCTGATCAAACAGGGGAGGACGCGGCACCTTCTGAGGTTCGACCACGCAAAGATCGCAGCGAATCCGTTGGAGGCTGGCGAGAACGTGCGTGTCAATATGGCCGTGTATACGGTCTTCGACACGCCGCCCGCTGGCTTCTATACGGCCGCTGAGATCTTGGCTGTCTACACAGGATTCAAGACCCTGTGTTCGGCGTCTTCGGACGCGGTCATCATCAAGCTAATTGGTGGTGAGTCATAGCGAGCATGGCGTAGAGGATGAGACGGCCCGTCATAAGGCCGTTCAAATCCTTCATCGCCATGGCCCCGATGACGGCCCTCCAGGCGAGTTGGATGTTCGGATCCGTGTCAGCTATCGTACGCTGGCCGTGATCTTCGCACTCTTCTCGGTGGTGGGTCATATCATCGATTCCGTGACTCGAACGGACCTTACCACTGTGAGCGAAATGCTCTTTGGTTGGTTTCCGTTTTAGCATGGGATCGGCTGGTCCCCGCAAGGGGATCACTCCGTGGTACCAGTAAGCGTCGTTTTCGTAACAACGATCAGGGGGAACTAGCCTCCTGAGAGAGGAAGTACAGTAATGCACGACCAATCCCAGGGGGAGTTGTATCCCCTGAACCTGGAGTTCGCACTCCTTGTGTGTCGCTTCGGCAATGCCGAGGCTAGCGCGAGGCGCGAGTCCAGCTTCCGCTACCAGCTCGACGTCAAAATCCACGAGCCCTTTGA